CTCTAGATCTCTTCTTTGTTTCTCATAAAAAGGAGAGTTTGCTTTTAGTTGATCCTCAATAGCAACTCTTTCTTCTACAGCTTCGTTGTAACCTCTTACAGCTTTTGCAGCATCAATTTCTGCATCTTGCTGTGATTGAATTGCTTTTTGTAGTCCTTCTTGAGCCTTAACAACTTTAGCATTTCCGTCTACACCTTCACGATTTGCTTTTGCTGTTGATTTACGAAGATCGTTGTTCTTATCAATAGCACGACGCAGGTTGAGGTCCGCTTCAGCAAATGCAAGCTCTGCCTCACGTCGTGCACGGGAATTAGGTGGTAGATCTTGAACACGCTGTAGCGAGTCACGAGCCTTCTCGAACTCAAGGCGTGCTTTCTTTTCAGAGATAACTCCGCCTTCAAGTTCAAAGCGAAGTTGTTGAATTGCTTCTTTTGCCTCTTCACGAGCTTCAGTTACATCTTGTAAAGCCTTTTCTGTTGCCTTTACAGAGTTCTGATAAGTTCTTTCTGCCCGCTCTGCTGCAATTGCAGCATCTGCTTCAGCATCTGCAGAATCTCTATAACGCTCTTCTAAATCTTCTAGATCTCTTGCTTGCTGTTTAATTAACTCGTTGTAGGCATATTTTGCATCTTCAGCACGAAGATCAGCTGCGGCCATTGCATCAGCTGCATCTGCAGCAGCATTAGTTCCCTTAATTTGATTTTGTATTGCTTCGCCAACGCCACTAAATATTCCTTTTAAAACTGCAGCAGATACAGCTACGGCAGCAAATATTCCTGCAAGTCCCAACAAGGTAGGACTTGCTGCTGCAGCTGTAGTTATTAAAATACCTAATCCGCCAACAACAGCGCCAATTACGCCACCTAAAGCAGTAAGACCAGCTCCTAAGGCAAAAGAAGCTCTTTGCAGGTTAGCAAACTGCTCCCTTGCCATATCTGCTTCTTTTAAAACTCTTCCTACATCTAAAAGTTCTCCAGCATTTCTACCAAAACCTCTTGCAAACCCTTTAGAAAAACTATCTCCTACGCTGTTACCAGCATCATCTCCAATTCCGTCAAGACCAGATAAGCCTTTACGGATGTCATCTTTGACATTATTGGTGACGGCACGGACAATTATCTCTGCACTACCAACTATTGCCATATACCGTCACCTCCTAATGTTTCTACTATTCGCCTAATGGAGCGTCTAGTACGTCTCCAAAAGGTTTAACTAAGTCTGGGTTGAAGTCTGTAGGTGGGACATAAGACTTCGTAGGTCCTTTTAGAGGATCTACTGGTACAACATCATCAAGGTCTAGTCCACTAGCCGTAACTTGAGCACCGTTTCTTTTTCCTGCTGGAAACTTGTACTCTTTGTTGTACATGTGTCTGTAGATAGTCTTTCTCACATCAGAGCGAGCATCGATCTGCTCTTGAGAAGAGACGTTATAGTCTTCTTCCATGTAATAGTGCAATACATCTAACATCTCAGACATTTCCATCTCCTCCAATCTCATTCCTTGAGTTAAAGCTTTTCCGTTAATGTACGGCCAGATATCTACTGCCCACTCGCAGATTGCTCTGGCCCCTGTTGAGGACGGCCTGAGTATTGCTCTGTTAACCAACCAGCAATTTCTCCTAGGGTCTCAACGGTGACGATTGTGTTTGGGTCTTCAAGAACAGCTAAGAATCTTGTATAGCTTTCGTCCTGCATAGCTGCTTTAAAGAAGTCGTACATAATCTTGGCAGACGCCGCTGCGTCTTGTGAACCAGATGCTGAAGCCATATCTAGCAATACTTTTCCTTGTAGCGCTGGGTGGCATAAGAACTCTTGGTCGTAGAGTTTGAACGAGATTGGCTCCTTATTAGAGCCACCACCCGATCCAAAATCCTTAAATCGTGTTGTCATCAGTTTTCCTTTTCTGTCGTTGTATTAATTATAGTACTTGTTCTAGAGCGTCTAATAAATATTTATTAGGCTTGTTTCCCTTATGCAGCACTTGATGGGCAAAAACAACTTGACCACGAGCTACAAAACGAAGAGCTTTACCTGTAGTAGGAGTAATTACTCTAGGTCTAGTCCCTTCGTGATGGTAGTACGCATATGGAGCATCGTTACCAATTAACATGTACTGACCCCTAGGATCTCTAAGGTGTCTTTTGTGAATTGTTGCTTTTAAACGACCAGTTCTCACTCCCACTCTGCTACGAGCGATAGATCGAATTTGGTCACCTTTAACGGAAAGATATCTACCAACTGAACCATCGGGATCGTTAATAAGTTTATCTAACCGATTATCGTAGATTCTTACTCTCACTCTGGCCATTACGGAACAGCCAATGTTAAAGTCATAGTTACGACTTGAAACCCGCCTTCTGGAGCGTTAGTTTCTACTGTTGCAATGACGCCTAATCCGAACCCACCGTTGGTTTCCCAACGGTCTAACTCAGCAGCGCTATCCAACAGAATCCATGCGTCATATGCAGAGATCTCTGCACCATCTTGAATTGCATCCCCTGAAGGAGCTCTTCCATTTTGTCCTACTGTAGGAACTTCACGGGCAACTTGAACTAATAAAGTAACTGAACGAGGATCATTACATCTGCGAGGAGCAGTTGCTTCATCTCCAGGAGAACCTAAATACATCTGTAGCATTGAAACTGTAACTTGCTCACAGTCAACTGATGGAGAACCTAACGTCCAATAGCGACGACCAGGCAGTGGCATATTGTAAGAAGTGTATTGAGTAATAACTTGATTTAACACAGATTGCATTAAATTAGCTAAATTTTTAGCTGAGCTATCTACTGTTGTTGGATCTACATTTAGTCCCATATGTCCTCTTGTCTTTTAATTTCTCTATTACACAGTATGAATAGGAATTGTTCGTTCGCCAAGCTGCATAATAATGTTACCTGAAATTAAAGGAACAATCTCGTCGACTGCTGGATTAGCAAGACTTGGTCGAACTGCGTACATATCCATAATTCCTGGGTCACGAGGACCTACTACATCTAATACTTGCTTATATGTTGCACTTACTCTTATTGTATTTTCTGTTCTATCTATAGCAGCTGCATTTGTAATAGTTGAAGTTGTGTTGCTATTAATATCAGAAAAGTCGATTTGAATAGTCCAGTTATTGTCTGAATCTAAAAAGTCTCCATTAATCTCTGAGAAATAATAAAGATTAGATGTTCCATCTGCAGTTACATATAAATCGAATGCGCTAAGTGGGTAAAGAGGGGATGCTCCAGTAATACGACGGGCACGAGGTTGATCTGGGCTAAAGACACGAGCACGAGCACGAGCCTTGTCAGGGTTAACTGTCTTTAGAAAAAGATCAATGGCATAAATGCCAGTCTTTAGTTCATCAATAAAATCTTGGTTATCAAGGATTGTGTATGAAACACCTTGGCGAGATACAGATGTAACACGCTGTGGGAGAGCGCAGGTATCATCATCTTCATAAAGCTTTACAAGCTCTGTAGCAAGAACACGAGCTGCTGCACGACCTGCAGTAGGTGGAGGAGTTCCATATGTATAAGTAACTTCTACTTGAGATGGTGACCAACCAGCCCCTGGCACGCCAAGAATTGTTGAGTGATCTGACAGATAGTACTTATTTGGTTCAATAATATTTCCATCAAGATCACGAAGAGTATGTACCTTGATTACTTTGCGACCACGAAGTCGAACACGAGAATTTGCTGACGTTCCGTCCCCTTGGAAATCGTCATCTGCATAGCGGTTAAAACCGCCAGATGCAATATTTACAATGTTGCCATCTACTAAAACTGGTGTATATGTAAGGCTTGATCCGCCTGAGCGAAGGTATGGATCGTATGAAGATACATAACGCTCGGTTACAGTTGTTACTCCGCTATATTTACGGCCAGACATTCCCCAAAGAAGATAAGAGGCTGATTTACAAGCTTCGTAAGCGTAGTCAGAATCAGTATATGTGCCTAGCTCTTCTGGTGTTACCCAAAGATTGCTCATATTCTCACCTCGTCTCTAAGTAAGAAGGCGGGCACAAACCGTAGTTGCGAAACCATCGGCTCAGTGCCCGCCTTTCCTAATGAATTAAGCGGTTGGATCCTCAGTTGACGCAATGATGAAGTCAATTGGAAGATCTGCGTTGTATTCTTCGTTACCTGGAACGTTGTATGCAGATGTTGATCCTTGTGTATCAAAATCTGTCACTGCAAGGTATCCACGGTTACGGATAACTGATCCTGCTGGGCTAACTGCTGTAGATGTAACATCTGTAGCAGTCTTTGCATAGCGGAATGTAGTTGTGCTTGGGACTGCTGTAATTGTGTAAGTTCCGTTGAATGTTGCATCTACGCTGCTTACAGTTACGCTCTGTCCTACTTCAAATCCGTGTGCTGTACCTGTTGTAAGGGTTGCAACGTTAGAAGTCAAAGCCTTGTTTGTGATGGTCTTTGTAGAGTTATCGAACCAGCGATAGAAGCCCTTAAGACCTGTTGGTGCCCAGTCTGTGCGAGCATATGAGTATGAGCGCTCAGAAGCTACTGGATACTCCCAACGACCATCTAGACCAGCACCGAAAGTTACGTTTCCGAGTCCATAACCTTCAAATGTGGTTGCGAGCATTCCGTTTTCAATTACACGGTCTCCGCTTTGGCGAAGCTTTGCGTATGGGAATACCCAGTGGAAGTATGGGTTACTTGAAGCACGACGACCATCTGCAACAGCAAATGACCATACTTCAAGAGCAACGCCGTTGCCTGAAGGATCATCGCCAACTGATGGTGCGGCCCAACCTACAGACTTATTGCTTGGTGATGCGTAAGTACCGAAGTTCTTACGAAGCAACAAACCGCCTGAGATTAGTTGTGAAAGTTCTGTATCTGGTTCGCAAATTGCGAGTTCCATTGTGATTCGCTTAAGTGTGTCAGGGGCTTTGTATGACACGCATACTGTGCCGTCTGCTGACTTCTCAACGATTTCGTCACCCTCTTCATATTCTGGGGTGAATGATGTGCGGAGGAACGCCGAGGTTGTGTAGCTGTCTCCTGCACCATTGAGCAGGTTTCCAGCGGCGTCCAGTCTGGTGACTCGGATCGCCACACCTTGGACGCTAGCCGCATAGTCCTGAGTGGCCATTCCAGTGTTCTCCTTTGTTTATTTCTTACTAGGTTGTTGGTAGTGCTAGACGAATTGTGTAGAAAATGCTTGGATCAAAGTATACCGCTGCTGCACGAACTGCTTTGACTGTTAAGTCATTAGTGTTTGTACTTACAGTTGCACCTTGACCGAGATTCTCGTTCACAATCTCAATTTTGCTTAGGTGTACATCAACAGGGCCAGTTGCAAACATCCACTTATTTGAAGCAGACGCAGTGGTGTTTGAGTCGTCAATACGACCAGCACCTGTGTAACCAGAACCAATGACTACTTCTGTACCTAAGCGTGTCATTGCCTTACCTGTTTTTCCTCCATCAGCTGGTGAATAGATGAGGCGTGATCCTAAGATCGACGCAACATCACGGGTCATGTGTATGACTCCGTTTGTTCCTGCTGGTGATGAAGAAATCGCTTGTTCTAACAGCATAAGTGCTGTTGCTGGGGCAAGTGCTCCTGTATTTACTACAGTTGCTGCTCCTGCTTCTCTTAAAAAGTCATTCCCATTAGTTTCGGCTAGTGATGCTACGCCTTCCCAAAGCTCTAGCTCTACTGCCTTCTGTGTTGCTGCTTCTAACTGCTTTTTTGCAGTTGCAAAACGATCTTCTCCATTAATACCAAAATATGAACGAGTATCAGTTACCTGAATAAAGAATGGATCGTAATCTTTAAACTGTGGAAGAGTAGATGTTCCAACAGTTCCACCAGTTACTGTTTCATCATTAACTGTAAATAGTGATACTTCTGGCTGTGAATCAAATTCGTATGAAAATCCACGCACCCAGCGCTCGTCATAATTTGCTGTGGTGTGTGTCATCACCCGAGCGACACTTAGAAGTCCGCAAGGTGCTTGAACCAAATCTGGTGCTGGATAGATTCCTCTAAACGCCATTTCTAGTTTTCTCCTGTTTCTTTCTAAGTGTCTGCTCGGGCTCTGACTTAATTACTTTGGGCTACCGATTAGTATTCGATTGCCGCAGCTGTTGCGCCACCTGTTGTGTCACGGAGAGCTGCTGCTACACCGTTAACAGAGATGGTTGATGTGACCTTGAGAGACTCAACGCCAACCTTTGCAACACCTTCGAAGGTTTCAACGAACATCTTGTAGTCGTTGGTTCCAACAAGGGTGGAATCACGGATAACTCCGAGATCCAATGTACCGCCATCAAGGAACAAGAATGTTCCTTCTGCGAACATGTACCAGACGAATGTGTCTGCGAACTCGTTCATTGCAGAAGCACCCTGTGCATCGGTGAAATCATCGATGTGGTAGGTGATGTTGATGTTGCGAGATGCAATGTAACCATCGATCTCTGCGGCTGCATTAAGTGTGTTGTCGCCAGGTGCTGCGATAGCAAGGTCTGCAACCATTGCATCCTTGATCCAGTATGGAGCAATGACGCGAAGTGGAGCATCTGCCTCTAGGCGATGACGACCACGGTAGTTAGAAGCTGCACGACCTAGCTGTACTAGGAAGTCACGAGCTACACCGATAAGTGAAGTTGAAGTAACTGCAGTTGAAAGTGCAGTTAGGCGTGTCAAGATCTGACCTTCTGCTTCACGAGCGTGCTGAATCAAACCAAGCTCGTTGTGACGAGCAATTAGTTCTGGATATGCACGAGTCATCAAGTTACCGAACTGTAGCTGTAGTGTTACAGCGTCAGTTGCGACAGTGTTCTCTGATGCAGCTGAAACAGTTAGGCTCAACTTAGAAGATGGGCTTGGTGTTTCTGCTGAATCGTTTGCTGCGGTCCAGATTCCAACAGCGTTAGCATATGAGCTAAGTACTGGTGGAGTTACGAAGCGGATACCGCCACGGTCTGCCTGGAATTTTGGAAGTGCATCACGGAGTGGACGAGCAGTTGTACCAAGTCCGAAGATGTCATACTTAACTTCGAATGGTGCTGAATGTCCACCAGATGCAACAAGTGCTTCAGGACCAGTTACGGCCTGAACCTTTGCCCAGTTAGATTCTGCATCTTGTGTAAGAATGCGCTCTTCTGGGTACTGAGTAGCGATAGATGCAACGATGTGTTGCTCTCCATCTCCACCATTTACGCGACGTAGAGCGTGGATACGCTTTTCGAACGCTGAAGCGACATCTTTCATGTCACTCATTGGGCTGCCAGCTGTGTAGCCAGGAATGTCAGCACCCGCAG